GAGAACCCACGGGCGAAGTCTGTTGTGTTGAATGTGATCGGGTATGGTGTGTAGATCGCTGCCGGGGTCATAGAGACAGTGTCTGAAAACACCCCGTAGTTGCGCTGCTGCTCAATCGTCGGACGCACGAAGATCATGCCATCTGCGGCATCTGAAACGATGCACGCAGCGACAGGGACTACGTTGTTCGGAGCGGTGGGCTTAACCTTTGTCAGCGCACCGGGTGTCGTCGGGCTGGCATAAAGGATGTCACCAGGGCTGAATGCGCTGGTGTTCAGATTGCGCACAAAGCCAAAGGCGGTGCAGTATCCCTTCTGGCCGCTGTCTGGCAGATCGTGCGTCATGACCCCAAGGATGTAAAGGCTGGGGTGAGATCCATCTGCTATGAATGGTTCAACCAAAAGCGAATCGCTTGTCGCCCCTGCAAATCCTACGACAGATCCATTGGGGATGGTGACGCCAGTCGTGTTGCCGACACGCGCATAGACCTCTTGGCCGACCTGTTGGGTTACGTCATACTCCATCCCAATGTTTGCCGTTTGATCGGCTTCGCTCCACCAGATCCTGCGTGTCTTTCCGGCGACAGGCGGTGCCGGGTTAAGGTCGAGGAAATCAAGTTTGAGCGAGTTTTGGATCAGGCTCATCACCATGTCATTGATGACGCCAGAGATGTATTCCTGATCAGTTGCTTGACCAAGAAGGTATGCCACCTCGACAATCAGCTGTGCGACCTCTTCCGGTAGAGACTGACCAGCGACAGCGAACAGACGCTCAATGGCGCGGATCACCTCTGGGTCGTTGCCAGCAAAAGAGGCGATCTGGTTTCGCGTTAGTTGGTTGACTGTTACCATCAGTAATTCAGCGGTTCAATCCGCGCCTCCAGACGTGCGACAGAGATCTGGCAATCGCTGGTTCCACGGAACCTCTGCATCCTCCACAGCGCCATGTTTCCTTGCTGAAGCCAGACGAGACGCCTGTTACGTTCCCCGGCTTTACCAGCCTTGATTCCACGCTCAACACTCCATGTCACGCCATCGAGCGAGTACTGCGTCCACACTGTCGGGTCAACTCCAAAGGCTGAACGACCTGTCAGGCTGACAAGCTCAAGCTCGTGGAATATCGCACCTGTCGCCTCATTGTAGACGATCGGCGTGGTAAACTCCCAAGCGATCTTGCTCCCCCACTGGGTGGAAACAGTCGAGCTAAAATAGCCAAAAGCGGCAGTAAGGGTGTCGCACACATTCCAGCGATCATAGGCCCATATCATCGTGCATGCCCGCAAACGACCTACGCCATTCATCGAGCTGCTGAGCCTGAACCAGACAGGCTGTTGGAGTGCCCGGCTAGCCTCGGCATCGTAAACTAGCGTGATGTCAGGAAGGTTGATGTAAAGGTGCTGGTGGCCTTTGTCGACACGAGCTTCAAGGAAAACGCTAGACAGCTGCGTCTCTGTGTAGTTGGTCAGGATCTGATCGATCTCACGGGTGGCAATCTTTGTCGATGACCCGTTCTCAGCGATGTAGACAGAAGGTGCTTCGTTCATCCCACCGCCTAGGAATGCGATGGTCTCCATGAACACACAGTTGGCAAATGTTCCGACTGTTCCCTTTTGGACCTGAGCACCTGTGATGCGCTGGAATGGAAACCCGGCCGAGCCTGTGTTGGCGAACACCTCAATGGTGTGTCGGTTCAACGCATAGATCTCGTTGCGTAGCTTTAACAGACCCTCGATCGGATCAGGGTCTGCCTCTGATGAACCATACTTGAGTGGATCGACTGCGAACGGGTTGTTGAGTTCCGTCACGACGAGGTAGTTGCCGTCTGTCGTCATGTAGTATCCGTCGACCCAAACGACATCGAGAACAGTCCCAAGATCAGGGTCTGTCACTTGCGCCAGGGAAGATCCGTCATACAACCAAAGCTGTCCGCTTGAAGCGATGGCTAAGTAGGTCGGGCCATAGGTCATTGTGACTCGGCCCGAGCCTCCGATTGTTCCGATCGTCGTTACGACATTGGTGCTGGAGATGCTGACGAGAGCAGTTCCCATGACACGGTACAGCGTGCCATTCCAGTTGATCCCACCACGGTTCTGCCCAGGACCTGTTCCAAGCTGAATGATGCCATCCGAAGGGCGAAGGTAGCCTTCAGAGATTCCTTGCGACTTGGGGACTGGCACCATGTTGAGCGGATAGGCAGTCCTGAAATCAGGACCGCTATCAGTGTAAATGCCATTGACGATCGGTATTTGCATTAGCCCACCCGATACCATACGCTGGTTGCAGCATCGAACCGCATCGTGAAGAAGCCGTTTGCCGCAAGAGAGGCTGGCTCACCCGTCACAGTCGTTGCCCCGGCAGACACCGTCAGAGAGGTGACGATCTGAGTGCAGTTGATGGTGATCTCAGACTTGTCAGCTGCTGACGTTGGCAGCACGATCGTGCCAGCTGCGAAGGTCGCTGTCGGCGTCAAGATCAACCAAGTGTTGGCTGATGCAACTGTGACAGTGAACCCGGTCGAGCTCGGTGCTGCGTACTGGGTTGACAGCGTTCCAGGGATCGCGATGTTGTCCTGGATGAAGGTGAGCAGAAGGCTCATAGAAGCCTTGCGGGTATCACCATTGTTTGTTGCCCAGACAGCGATTAGGTCGCCTAGGCTGATGCTGTCCATAGAGGAGAGTTGATTTATGTTTGCCATGGTTCCCTCAATCGAAATCTAGTACGTTGTCATAACCGACTGTGAGCGGATCGCTCGGTCTTGGCAGATACGGGTCTTGAGCGTAGCGCCATTGCTTGTTGCCAGCCCCAGCAGGGATTGTCATCGGATCTATTTGCATCTCTTGTGGGCGTGCCGAATTCATCAGCAGCGTCTTGTAGCCAAGGGATGCGTTTGCTTTTGTGTCCGGCATCGGGGTCTTGCCATAAGCCGGGGCAATGCGCACTGCAAGGTTGAGTGACATGGCTTCGAGTGCATCATCAGACACACCTGTTTCCTCATCAACATCACTTGCACCGGGCGATGACGGGAGTGGGTAACCAAGGCGTATGCCTTTTGAGTTCCACAAGGCCATCATGTTGTCAAGCCGACGCAGAGCGTCTTCCATCTGATCGGGCTGAATGTCGAACGAGTAAGAGGCAAGGCCGATCTCGGCGAATGCCTGTTCAATGATCTGGCGTTTGGTCCATCCCATATCAGACCTCCATCTTCAAGGCTGTCATTTCGATTTGCCTTTCGGAGCTTTGGAGGGTTTGCCAGCCTTCATGGCGGCTGTTCGGGCGGTGTTGAGAGCGATGGCGATGGCCTGTTTGCGAGGCTTGCCAGACTTCTCTTCCATCTTGATGTTCGCACCGATGGTCTTGCGGCTATAGCCTTTCTTGAGCGGCATCGTCATCTCTCCTGTTTGATGATGGGGGCGAGCGGACCCGCCCCCAATGTTATCAGATCAGGAAACCTGATCAGGCGTTCTGGCCGAACAACAGGATGCCCGACATTTCCGGCTGCTTGTTGACGACACCGAAGAAGGTGTCCAGACGATACTTCGTCACAGCGTTGTTGATGTCGTAGAATTTCTGCATCACCAGCTCGATGCCCTGATCGGTCGAACCGCGCATGATGTCCACGCCAGCGTTGGCGGGGATTGCATAGCGACCCGGCAAGATTTCCAGAGCGTCTTTCTGCCAGAACACGTTGATGTCAGCGCTGTCGGTGTTCAGCAAGGTGATCGAAGCGTCATCAGCAGGGGTCGCAGTGACGTTCTTGTACTGGTTTTCAGCAGCCGTCGAACCGCCAGCCGAGATGATCGGCGGGGAGATGACGATGGTGTTGTTGCCAGCAGTGCCACCACCAGAGGTGATCGAGATGACACGGAAGGTCTTAGCCTGGCCAGTGTCGCCTTTGGTGATGTGGTGGATCGAGTTAACCCCAGCGATCTTGAACGCATCGCCAACACGCAGAACAGCGCCAGCAGCCAGAGTCACGTTCAACGACTGGTAGCGGTTGTCGACGTTTGCAGTTTCGCCCGAACCAGCGGTCGAAGTTGCACGAGGGGTGTAGTACTGGTTGGCGCCATTGATGGTGACATCACCTGCCGGGGTCGCGTTACCCGTGATCCGGTTGGCATAGTCCATCTTGAAGGTTTCGAAACCAGCGACCTGACCAACATACGACTTCTCGTAGGCGGTCGTGGGCTTGCCTTGCATGGTCTGACGGATTGCCAGATCAGCAGCCATGCCATTGTAGCTGCGCGAAGACAGCGACACATAGCGATCGAACATCTGCACACCCTGCTCGTTGAAAGCAGCGTCGCACTCAGCGATGTCCGAATAGCCACCAGGTGCCGTGGTGCGGGTAACAACGACTGTGGACTGAGCAGCGGCCACGTTCATGATCGCGACGTTGATGTCCGAACCAAGCTTCTGCTTGGCAGCATCGCCCAAACGACCTTCTTGCAGCTGGTCACGAAGTTCCTTGGCGTCAAGCGCGAAGGGAACAGTCTTGTTGAAGCCCAACGAAGCAGGGACAGCCAACTGGGTGTAGTCAGTGAAGCTGGCCGAGATGTCGGTGCGGGGAGCACCATTGATCGAGGTAGCGATGTAGGGCTGCGGACGCCAGATGACGTCGTTGGTGCGCTCCATCATCGAGCCATCGGTGTTGTAAACCGATACGTTGCGCGACAACACGAGGGCATCGTTGAAGCCTTCGAGGATCTGCTCAAAGGCTACTCGTTCTTCTTTAGAAAATGCGTTGGCCATTGCCTAACTCCATTCAGGGGGTTGCACGCTTCTGCTTCTTATACTGGAAGACTTTTGAGTAGTCCCCAGTCTTTGCCGCATCGGCGCGTAGACGTTCAAGATTGCTGTCGACCGATCCGGAAATCCGGCCAGTGCCTGTGACAGCCTTCTCAGGTGCGGGTTTTGCTTTGCGCTCAGTGACTTTCAATTGCGTCTCCAGCCTTGCTACAGCGAAAGCGAACTTGACAGGATCCTTGATGGATGCAAGTTCTTTCGCACGATTGTGGTTCTTGCCCAAGGCATACACCAACAGAGCGGGGTTTTCCGCGCCTTGGATCATCATGCCTTGCTGTGTGACGCTAAAGGTGTCCTGAACGAACATCTCGGCGTCATCATAGTCGCGCACCTTCAGGCCAGACTTGGCCGTGTTGTAGCTGTCGAGCTTACTTTGCCAATCGCGCTGGGAAGCCTCTTGCTCAGCTTTGGCGGCATTGGTCTGCTCTTCGTGCTTGCGCTTGTGCTCGTGCCACTTCTCTAGTTCGCTCTCAAACCGATCGGTGTCGTAATCAACGCTCTCAAGCGTGGGCTTTTTTTGCAGCTCCAAAGGTCTCGGAGCAGTTGCCCCGGAAAGCTGGTCAAGCTTCTGCTGAAGTTCGCGATTGCGGCGCTTTTCTTCTCGGTGTTGCTTGCGAAGTTCGCGCACCCAACCGGGTGCTCGTGCGTCTTCTTCATCTTCGGACGTAGGCGCTTCGTCCCCGATTGTGACGACTACGTTGCTGGCTTCTTCTCCTTCGCCTTCAGCAGCACCAGATCCCTCTTCGTCGGAATCGGCTTCGGACCCTTGGCCCTCGCTGTCATCCTCTTCCAATTCAGAATCATCTTGCTCTTCTTGCTCAAGATCATCAACTGTAACGTCTTCGTCGATTTCTGCCTTTTTACTCATGGTAGCTCCTGTCACAATCTCACCCACTGAATGGCGGCTGGGTGGTGGGCCGCATCGGTTGCACTGCTTTCTGCAATGCCTGCGCAGTCTTGATCACCTGGTCCTGAGCTTGGATGTCAATCCCGGCCAAGGTCTCGGCAGTCTTTGCGCGTGTCTCTTCTGCCCTTGCGAGCGTGTATTCGGTGTTGGCTTGGGCGTTGACCGCTTTGGCCTCAGCTTCCGTTGCCAGCGACTGTGCGAGCTGTGCCTGTGGATCAGGCTTGACCGACTGCAGCTCTGCCATGAGAGCCTCAGCCTCAGCCTCTGTGGGCTTGACGACGCCCATCTTCAACAGCTTCTTGCGATACCAATCGCGGACATCCTGGATGCCTTCGCCGTCCATGTTCATCAAGATCATCGACGACAGAACCTGTTGCGTCTCTGGGTCAGCTGTGAGCTGCATGACATTGAGCAACGAGCGGATTGTCGATTGACGCTTGGACGAGGAGGAAGGCCCAACGTCAACGATGACATCAAACCGGGCATCCGACAGGTCATTCTCGTATTCGACTTCGCCTTTCTCCTCATTGAGCACAGGCTTGTTCAGCTCGATGGTCTCGATCTCACCTTGGGTCCCAACAGTGTTGAGCTTGCGACCTGACTCGACCATGATGTCACGAGCCATCCCAAGCCAGATCTCACCGCAACGCTTTACAGCCTTGGCCATGTTTGACATGTAGATGAACGACTGCATGTCAAGCCGGGTCTGGATCATCTCGACCGCTTTGCCGGACAGGTTTGGCTGGATCTGCTCGCCAGCCTGTTGGTTGCCCAAGATGTCCTGGATGTCCTGCTCGGTGACCTGAAGCAATGCGGCCATCGCTGGGGGGATGGAAGGCGACTTGGTGTAGCCGACTGGGCCGGACAGAACCTCTTGGCCATTGGCGTCGGTCACAGGGTTGACCAGCAGGTAAGGGAAGTTCTTGATGTTGTCGTTTGCCCACATCAGCTCGTTGCCAGCGATCTGCTCTGGGGTGAAGATCGGCTTCTCAACAGTGCTGTAGGCGCTGATCTCACCCAGCTTGGACAGCTGCATGTTCTTCAAACGCTGGGCGTCTTTGGCCAAACGGACGTGACCCATGCAACGCTCGATGTTGTCAACGAACCAACGCTTGCCATACATCGGGATGATCGGGATGCAGTTGCCCGCAATGATGCCAGCATCCTCAAGGACGCTACCACCGCTCAATATGTACTTGTGCACCTGCTTGCGCTTGACACGCTTTGTCCCGGTCTCTTTGGTCCCAACGGCAGCGAGCATCTCCTCAAGCGATTCGTCTGCCTCGAACTCGAGCTCGGAGTAGCGTTCTTCCTCACCATTGATGGTCTTGAAGATGCGGATCAGCTCAGTGCGCTCTTCGACCCGGTAGTATTCGGCGATGTAAACAACGTCTGGCGTTGCCCAGTCGAACATCGTGCCATAGATGCCTTTGGGCCAGCTGGTCGGATCGTCGTCATACTCAGCGATGTAAGCCTTGCGGGTCATCGAGGTCAGAACAAAGCAACTCTTGGCATCGCTCTTGTCTTGGCGCTTAGCATTCAAGTCGAAGAACACCGATGTGTCGGCGTCGTAGATCGGCTCGATCATGATGCGCTGATGGTCGTTGTCCTCGTCGTACTCGTCCTCGTAAGCTGTGCGCAAACGCCATGCCCCAAAGCCGCCACCAACAGCCTCTTCGAAAGCGTTGTCATAAGCCTCGTTGGCGGTGCTGCGCTGCTCGTCTGCCCGGTACAGGCCATCGCACAGGTCTGCCAGGCTGTCGTACTCGTCACCTTCTTTAGAGATGAAGTCGACGGTGATGCGGTTGTTGCGGTACTCGTTGATGATCCGCATGACGCTCAAGTGGACCTTGTTCACCTCGAAGCGTGGCTTGTTGGCGAACTGCTCTCCCAAGCTACCTTCCCACTGCGCACCTGCGATCGAGTAGAACCGACGATCCTCTAAGCATTGCAGACGCTCATCCTTAACAGAGGATTGGATGTCGCCGAACTCTGCCATCGCCTCAGCGTGGACCTTGGAAAGCCGTTCCTCTTTGGTCATGCGTGCCATCGTTTGCCTTTCAGAACCTGCTCACCACAGCCACAGGCATTGCTGCGGGAGGCTTTGGCTTTTGCACCATGGACGGAAACAACTGAGACAGGCCCCAAACCAAGGCGTCCAGTCGGTCGGGTGATCCTTCACCCTCATACCCAGCAGACGTCATCAACGTCATCTGCTGCTCAAGCTCGGGGAATGCCCCAACGTGGTGGACCCGTCCTTGCTCGTACATTGCGGCGATCGGCTCGGCACGGACGTGTTTGCCACGTGATGCGCGGACCTCTGTGATCTTGATGTCAGAACGGATTGCGCGGATGGTGTGCGATACCATGTCGCCACCTTGGTTGACCTCGGTCACAATCGCATCGGCTTGCCAGCTGTCGTGGAGGGCCACAGCGCGACGTGCCCAGTCCGCTGGGCTACCCTTGCGTGACCCGTCCTCGAGGACGTATGCCTCACGTCCGTTTACGTGCTCCCCGACCACAATGATGCCATGCTCGTCGCTGTCTTCGGTGTTGGTCACTGCCGGGTCAACAGCAACATAGATCCGCTTAAACTCGACAGGACGCTCTCGGACACGATTGATCTCGATGTTGGAGTAGTTCCACAGAGCGTTGGGGATGTCACCAAGGATCTCGCCACGCAGCTCTTGACGGCCCAAGCGTGTGCCGTCGTAACGGGATTGAATGCGCTCCAGGAACTTGGTCGCTAGGTTGGAGCGGTTGTCCATCGTGTTGCCACGTGTGACATGGACCTTGCCCTCTGTGCCAGCGACGATCGCCTTCACCAACTCAATTGGGCGAGGCGTTGTTGTGACCAACACTCGTGGGTGCTTGCCGATGCGCAAACCAAACTGCAGCTGATCCCAAGTCTCACGGGCATAGCGCCACTTGGCAAGCTCGTCGCACCAAGCGCAATCGAACTGCGGACCACGCAGCTGGTCAGGCTCAGTGGCGTTGAAGATCGTGGCAACAGCGCCATTGGACCATGTCAGCCTACGCTTTGATGGCTCATACTCAGGGCGGTCTGCTTTGGAATAGCTGTTGAGGATGCCGCTCTCACCTTCAACGATGACGTCACGGCCATCGGCTGCAGTCTCAGCGATCAGTGCGATGCGATGACGTCCTGCCTTCTGCTGCTCCTTGATCCACTCGGCACCAGTGCGGGTCTTGCCCCAACCACGACCCGATAGGACGAGCCAGATGTCCCAATCGCCGGGTGGCTCAACCTGATCCGGACGAGCCATGAACCCGCGCCAGTCGTAAATCAACGACTCACTCTCTTGCTCCGACAACTGTGCCAACGCATCTCTGCGCAGCTCAGGCGTCAGGCTCGCCAGTTGCTCTGCTACGCTCTGCGATGCCATCAATGTAAGCCTTCAGCTTGTCTGATGCGGATATCTCGATAGGACCACCGTCCTTGCCTGTCAGCTCGGTGGATGTCACTTCGCGCAGACCGATTTCCCGCGCAATGATATTTGGGTTAAAGATGCCAGCGGCAGCACCTTCGAACTTCTGTTCACGGATAGCTTGCTCGGTGTGGATAATGACACTGGACAAATCTGGTCTATTGATTCGCCACGCTGCCCAAGTCGTGCTGTCAATCCCCAAGTGCAACCACAAAGATCCGAGCGTCATGGCGCGTGGGAGCTTCTTAACGTCCTTTGTCACCACGCCATTCGAGCACCACATTACTTCTTCTTCAAGCCTGTCGTTCTCGATCTCCTTGAAGTACTCAGCAACATCAGCCGCAAGCTGTTCAGGCCCCTCGTACCTGCGAGGAGCTCCAAGCCGCTTCATGGCCTTGTCGAACATTTTGCCATATCTTCCCATGCGCTTATTATGCCCCAAACCAACGCAAATGGAAAGTGTTTTAATTCACACCATTCATCAATCCATCCCCCAAAACCCCTCTCAGGTTCCAAGTTCCATTTTTTCGCTTGTTTCCAAACTCTCCCTACGTTTCTTCTTTCTCTCTCTCTTATCTCAACGAAGAAGAAGAGAAGAAAATAGGAACCTAAGAACTCCATCCGGGGTTTTGAAACCCATGTAAAAGTGGAACCTGGAACCTACATAAGTCCTTGTTTTTGTTGGGATCGCATTTCCACACCAACCCACCAACGTCCATTTTGCAAATCCATCAGACTCTCGGTGTATAAAAAGGTCTCACATAAGTAAAGCGCAAGACCTTTTTGCAATCCTCCTTCAGAATACGAACCTATTACAATCCAAGCAGCACCATCACCCCTTGAATCAGGTCAAACTCTTCTTGTCCAAGGAACAACGCAGTCTTTCCTTCAGAGCTTTTGGACACATCAACACACCCATCCAGCACACTTTCAACCGGATCCATGAGCCAAAGCCCACGACCTTTCCTGATCCCTGCGAGGATAAAGACAACCCCACCTTCCGATTTCAGCGCACGAATAGTCCGCTTTTGTTCAGGGCGAACAGTAAACCGCACATTGCCATCATCAAGATTAGCCAGTTTTAGCTCAACCCAGACAGTAGTAGGCCAGCATTGCCCAGCAACATAGATGTGGAACCACGCATCAGGCGTACCGATTGTTGACCCCATAGAAGGTTCAACCCAGCGGACCTTCACACCTTTTTGGGTCCTGACCCAGCGACGAACATCACTTTCTCTATGCCAGATCATTTGTCATCACTCAGGATTAGTTTGACGAGCATTTCGATTTCATCCAGGCTTTCCTTTAGCTCGCTGTTTTTCTGTGTCGAGAGCAACCGCTTTGCGCGTTTTATGCAGTTCAACAGCTTTACGTGTTTGTTGTTCATCTGGCATTTCCCAAGGCGGACAAGGTAGGCTGACAGCACGTTCTGGTATATCAGAGCTACTGTAGGCCCCGGTGCTTTTGATTATGACATGTTTGATCAAGGTTCTATCCAGCCTTTTCCTAGCGTTCTTGACCTTTGGGTTCCTGTAATCTGCCAAATCGCCACCTTCTTTATTTTGACTTTCACCCCCTGCCCTCCAGTTCAGCTAGAACGGCATTGGCTTTATCTACGACTTCGTGCCGCTCAAAGTATTGGCCTCCCATCCTGATGATTGTGAATGTGCATTGCGATAGCATTCGAGTGGTATCCCGCAGCGCCTCCACCGCCTTGGCCAGCTTGGCTTCTGCGGCTTCTAGTTTGTCCGTAAGTTCGACAACATGATCGGAGGACATAGCATCCATCATTTGATACCACGCCAAGGAGCTCTCCAACTCTCCGATGCGGGCTTGCAGCGCAGGAATAGCGGCGGGGTCGATCTTTTTATTGGGTTCCTTGTACCTGGGAGCGTTGCCCATTTTTGAGGAGTAGTTGTTAAACTTGGGACCGACAGTCATCATCCCCTCCATGCGTTCATCAGCAGCAGATTGATCGTGGTAACTTCGTTCCACCGTGCCCTGCGCCAGCGTCCCCATTCCCAACTAGACCCCTCGGCAGGGCGAGACTTCCGCACCATCAGGATCGGGAAACCCCAGAACATCTTGATGGCGACTTGCTGTGCTTCGTGTGAAAGGTCATCCATCACATCTCACTTTCCATGATATCAGAGCATTTCACGATGTGGGTCCTGATCAGCTCAACTTGATCTTCTGTGCGCTGAACAAGGTCCAACAGCTCATTGTTGATGATTGCATACTGAAGTCGACCTGCAACCTTCACTCGCTTTTGCCAAGCTGTCAACCCGGCATCTTGCATTGCCCTGCGCAATTCATAATCTGAATCGAACACCCGACCTTGAACATGGGCACGGACCCACCCAACAACATCTTTGATCAGGATGGCAGCTGGTTTGCCAATGTCTTTCAGGACCTCAGCGATTGCTGCTGCTTCTGTCTGGGCTTCAGATCTTGACCCTTCGATCATCTCACGCTTGCGTTCTGTCATCGGAGCACGCTCGCTGGGTCCTACGTAGTTGCCGTAGTTCTGGGCCCAATGTTTGACGATGCTCAGACCACCGCTTTCAATCCATTTGCGCAGCTCATCAAACTTTGCCTTTGGCCACGGAACCTCTGTCACCTCTGGGTAGAACCAACGACGATCATCGTTTTCCATCTTCAGCGCACGCATGGAGTTGGACGAAGCCAACACATGGCACCAGTTCTCAATCACATATTGGCGCATGTACTTCTGGTTAACGGTGATGTCACGATCTGTGATGACACTCTTCAGAGCATGATAGGCTTTCCAAGAGCTGCCAGAGTAGATCTCATTGACGATGGCAAGTCGCTTGTGGGCAACCCAATCATTGAAGGCTGCAGTGATGTCAGCTTCACCAGGGAAGCCTACGTTCTGGTGGCCTACTAGCGGTGCGAGCACGTGCGCACCCAAGGTTGTCTTGCCGACGCCTTGACGCTCGCTGATCAGCAACATGCCATAAGCCATACGGATGTCAGGTCGAGCAATCAGCGTTGCGCACCACCGTTCAGCTTCTTGCCGTTCGCTATCATTAACGAATAGGTATTTGATGAAGTCAAGCCAAGGCTTTGGGTCACCCTTTTGGGAGCGGATGGAGCTTGGAACATGCATGTTGATGGCAGATGACCCACGGAACGTCACAAGCATGCCTTCATGGTCAGGTCGGTAACAAACCCTCGTCGATCTGCCTTGATAGGCTTTCACGATCAGGCGTGCTGTGTCATGAGAGTGGCTGAAGGGTGATAGCATCTTGTTGAGGATCGCCTCAGACCGCATGATCTCTGGCATCTCTGTGCACACGAACATGTCAGCCTCTTCAACATAAGCCCACATGCCCTTGAAAGAGTCACGTAGCAACGCTGTTGGTCTGCCTTTGCCACCTGCCGGGGGAACAAGGTCGGTCGCCCACGTAGCAGGGTGCAAGCAATCACGGAACCCAGGGCCAACGTAGAACCTTGACCCATCAGCGTTGCCGAACATGCGGTCTGGGAACTCATCTGCAAGGTCAAAGCTCCCTGGAAACTCATCGGTGAATTGGATCATGAATGTTGGGATCCGCAGCTGTTGGGCTATGGCAGGAACCGCAGCTCTGCCCGGCTCGTCATTGTCTGCGACGATGTAAACTCGCTTGACCCCAGCACGCTTCATCGGTGACCAATCTGTTCGGTATGGGCTCATAGCACCACCGATCCACCCAACATGGGCAGCACCGATCAGTTCTTGGCCCCAAGGGTGCTCAGCTAGGGCTTTGCGAGCCTCTGCTGTTTCTCCATCAACCATCCATTGCGCATGCCGTGCTGCCTTGGCACCTTCATGGACGAACACTGTTGACACATCGCTGAGACGATGAGCGTTGTAAAGCGGTAGGGGTCCATCAGGCTCGCAAGCTCTCCAAATGTCATCGTCCCAGAAGGTCCAAGGAACATAGTTCTTGTCACCTTCACGCTCAACCCGCACCTGAACCATGATGATCTCACCACGATCATTGCGGAACTCAAACACATTCTTCTTCTCAGCCTCAGCTATCATTGCTGGCAGCTTGATCAGACGCTTCAAAGGCTTGAGCTCAGGCCATTCGATCTCATTGAATGAACGCTTGATTGCGCTCTGCTCTAGCTCTGTGGGGCTGTGCTCGATGGAAGAGCAATTGATGTCACCATCTTTGTTGAATCTGATGACAGCAAGATCCTTCCAATAAGCACCGTGCTGTTCCCGCACGACTGCTGTCTTCATCGAGCGTGGCTCTGCCCCAACACGATTGAGGTAATCACGGACGGATGAGATCTCACTCAGGCTTTTGACTTTCATTCTGTCTTCTCCAATCTTCCCCGAAGGACGGCCAGATCTAGGGCCATTTGACGTTTCTCTGAATAAAGCGCCTCGATCCGGTGCTCCATTCGGCCTATCTCATTCTTCTGCTTCTGCAGCTTCGACTGAAGGTTCCCGATCAGCTTCTGCATCTCGCTCATCTTCGTCATCGCGTCCGTAAGACGCTTCTGCATCTTTCCAACTGTTTCCGGACTCAGGTCCATCTGTTATGTCTCCAATGTAGCGCACAGCGCTGATGTTAAGCATGCGGAAGGACGATCCCCCACGCACGGTTCCTTTGATGGCATAAAGAGCCTTGCCCGGTCGGCCACGATCAACGATGTCCTTCCCAAGCCTTGCGAACTTGAACCGATCGATCTTGCCAAAGATGGTGTCGGTGTCATCGGTCAGCTGAAGGTTGAGGGATGTTGTGAACCCATCCTTGACCTCATATCCACGACGCGCAACCATCACAACCTCGTTCTCATCCCGTGGGTTGATCTTTGACAGCGTGCAGAACACAAGCGTGTCATAGCTCTCTGCTTTGATCTGAATGTCAATGATCGGTTTGGGATGCGTCACGATGTTCCGTTCCAACGGATCTGGCATCAGCCGCTTGAATGAATCCCTGATGGGAAACAGTGAGTCGATCGGTGTCACAGCATTGTTCAACAGCTTGCGGGCACGATCGGTTATGCGCTCCCCACGGGCACGGGCACCGATGATCTGGCTGACCATCTTTGGGCCGATGCCCTTGACGTTGCTCAAAGGTCCAACAAGCACTCGCTTGCCATCCCGCATGCCAACAGTCCATTTGCTGGTGGAAATGTCACTGTCAACCGGAACGTAGTCGTAGCCTTCAGCCACCATCTCACGTAGCATCTTGATCTGCTTGTCAGGATCGCTCTCATGGCTTAAGGTTGCAGCAGCAAACTCAAATGGGAAGTGAGCCTTCATCCAGCAGCACCAGTAGCTGATCATGCCGTAAGCCACAGAGTGTGACTTGTTGAACGACCACGCACCATAAGCGCAAAGGTCATCCCAGATCTTGTCAGCCGCTACCGGGTCAACGCCCTTGGCAATCGCACCCTTCTTCCATGGGTCACCAAACTGGTCGAAGTATTCCTTTCCCAGTGACTTGGACATGGCCTTGCGCAAAGCAGTCACCTGCCCCCAATCCAAGTCACCGATGTTGCGTCCGATCTCCATCACCTGCTCTTGGTAGAGCACAATGCCCATGGTGTCACTCATGTATGG